CGGTGTTGAAGCGGATCACGTTGCGATGGCTGTGCAGGATGACCCCCCGGTACATGCCCAGGCCGCCCTTGAAGAGCGGGCTGTTGCGGCCCTCGGCGGCGGCGGCAGCCTTCTGGATATCCATCCACTGGCCCGTGGAGGTACTGGCGCGCAGATCGTCCTCCTGGAAGGTGTGCATCACGCAAACGTAGGTCTCGTTGCCGTCGATCTTGCAGGGCTGGAGCACGGGGATGCCGGTGGCGCCGCCGCCCTGGGAATCGGCCTTGGTCTTGGCCCGGTCGATCAGGCGCAGGTCGAACTTGTCGGCGGAGTCGATGTTGTTGAAGGCGGTGGCATCGTTGCCATACAGGGTGTGATTGGCATCGGGGGCGTACAGCGGGTTGCTGGCGCGGCCGGTGTACCCAGTGGGAAACAGGAAGTTCGCGTTGATGCCCCGGGCGCCGGAGATGTAGATGAAGAGCAGTTCATCCACCACGCGCGCCCACCAGTTGGATTGCTGGCGGCGGGCCTTTTCGCGCAGGTTGTGCAGGGTGCGCTTGCGGGTCATCTTGCCACCCGTGTTCACGCCACACCGCGCCTGGTCGACATAAATGGTGTCGGTGTAGAACTTCTGGGCTTCTTCTTTTCCTTCCAGCGTGTCCTCGCCCTCGACCGGGGCCATCTTCATCTCGGCCAGCAGATCGTAGGTGATCGAATCACCGGCATCGGATTCCAGATCGGTCAGGATCTGGACGGGCACTTCGGCGGATTCGCCCATGCCCATGAAGCGGGAATTCCAGTAGGACTTGTGGGACTGGTCGAAAGCCAACAGACCAGCGTAACGCTTGACCGCTCTCGGGTCGCCAACGCCAATAATCGTGCGTGCCATTGCAATGCTCCTTGTATTCAACAATCACAAGGGAGCACTTCATGCGCACCCACCTAACCACACCTCCGCCGAAGCGGACGGTTGCTACGTTACGAGGCTAGGCGCGGCCCCGTTACGGTTTTCTTCCTGGGTTTCATCGCGGACATGGGAGATGCGGAAATCCTTCGGCGCCTCCACCAACAAGCGGGCGCGCCGTCCGGATTTGTGGACCACCCGCACCGACACGCCCGGGGAGATGTCCAGGCTTTCGCCTGGCGCCACATCCCATACGGTGCTGGTGGTGCGGGATGGATTGCTCACGATGCGCCGATCAGGCCGCCAGGGCGGCGTATTTATCCCGTTGCGCGGGCGACATCTTGGCGATGGCCTGCTCGAGCGCGATGCCATCCAGACCGTCCAGGTCGGAGAACTCGCCGCCACCAAGATCGCCAGGCCCTTCTCCACCGGGCACATGCGCCAGGGTGGCGGGCAGACCCGACAGGTCGGGCTTGCGCGACTTGTCCGGCTTCGCCGCGGCGGCCTTCTTGTCGGGATTCTGATCCTGGCCAGGCTTGTTGGGCTCCGCGCCCGCCTGCTTGTCTGCGGCGGGCTCGGTTCCCCGGGTGACGGGCTTGTAGACCATCTTCACCATGCCGTGGGCCTTGTCCAGGATTTCCCGCAGGGAAAGCTCGGCATTGTCCGGATCGGCGGTGATGGCCTGGATGAAGCCGTCCAGCTTTTTCTGCCCGGCCGGATCAGCGCGGTAATCCACGCCTTCTGACGCCAGCACGGCGTCGGTGAACGCCAGCACCGCCGCATTCCAGGACTTCTCCAGGTTCTGGCGATTCATTTCCTGGAACACTTCGGCCTTGGTCAAGGCTTGGCCCAACTGGGCGCGCTCCTCCAACAGGGTCGCATCCTGGGCGCGGTAATCGTCGAACTCCATTTCGCCAGCCTTGAACTTCGCCGCCAGGGCCTCGCGCTGGGCGGCGAGGTCGTCCATGCGCTGCTGGTAATCCTCGGGAAGGTCGGCCTTGTAGACATGCGGCTTCTCGACGGCGGCCTTGCCGTCTTGCGCGGCGGGCGAGATTTCCGGCTTGGCGGCGGCATCATCGCCTTGGGATTCGGTGGCTGTTTCCTGGCTGGATGGCTCCTCTCCGTCAGACTTCGCCTCCTGCCCGGACGGTTCGTCGCCCTCCCCTTCGCCCTCCCCCGCCTGGGCGACGGCGGCCATCAGCGCCTTTTCGTCCTCGGACAACTCGTCCTGCATCGCGGCCCGTTCCTCGGGGGTCAGGACGGCCAGCATGGCCTTGTCATCGTCTTGGGTGGTGTCAGCAGCACTCATGCGCATTTCCTTTCATCGTGCGGTTCAAGTAGCGGGCTTCTCGCCCATGACGGAGGCCACGGCCTCCAGTTTCTTCTTCGCGCACGCCTGAGCGGCCTTGAGCCGCTTCGGATCGCGGCGGATTTCTTCGGCTTCCATCAAGGTGCGCATGTCGCTTTCGGCGCGCCATTCGGCATCCTGGGCGGCCATCGAAATTCCTTTTGCCATGATCGGGTCTCCTTTTGACGTGGCTAGGATATGAGGCTAGGTGCGAGGGGTTGGCCCCAGCCACTGTGCAAAACGCGCACCGGCCTGGGGCGCGTTGGCAGGGAGTGGGGCTGGCAGCCATTGATCAGTTCCTGTACTCCACCGGCAACTGCATGCGCGCCCGCTCGCTGATCCAGGCTTGGAAGCAGTGATCCGCGTCCCAGAAAAACAGCGCATCGATCCCCCGCCGCAACCAGGCCCAGCGCCGCGACGAGGCCTGGCACCGGTGGGCGCGGGCGGACAGGGTTTCGTCGGCCCAGCCACCGGCCAGCGCATTGGCCAACTGGTCCACCGCGATCAGTACCTGCCAGACGCGCATGTCACGGCCTCGAATACGGATTGCCGAACGGGTCCGCATACAGCGCCGCCGCGATCTCCGCCAGGTGGGCGGCATCCCGGGCGCGTTGGCAGGGAGTGAACTGGCAGCCATTGATCTGCTGGAGCATGGTCATCCGATCCTCGTGCGCGGATATTGCGCGACATTGCCGCCCGGAACCAGGTATCCCTGCCACAGCACACCATCATCGACGGCATCGCGGATTTGCAGTGTCAACTTCCCGGATTCGACGATGCCCAGCCCATAGCAGTTTTTGTACAGGTTGGTATACCGGGTCACCCAGACGTGGGAAGCGCTCCAGTTCATGTCCGGATCGGCGTTATTCGGCACACCGACCGGGCAGGCGCAGACACAAAGCGCATCCGCGCTGTCGCCATTCGCGGTTTTCAGCTGGGCCACGTTAGGGACGTGGCGGTCTCCCACCAACCAGGGCGCAGAAGTCACGCCATTGGCTGCGAAGTGCGCAAGAATTTCGTTTCGCTCCGTGGTGTAGTATCCCCAGGTGTCTGTGTTGTCCGCGCCGGTGTTGCGAGTCAGTTTTTTTCCGGAAAAGATTGGCTTAAATTGGGCGGATGATGCCGTTACCCTCGCCTTGAGCCAGGCTTTTTGAGCCGCGCCCAGCATGGTTTTACTGCTGTTGTCGGTGGCTGAAATTGGCGAACGATAGCTGATGCAGTCAATGGCGAAAAACTCCACGTAGGGATTACTCGCCACCACGTTACCGCCGATGTCATACCCCACCCTGAAATAGTTGATTGGGTAATTTGATGCAGGCGGCGTGTCGCCGACCAGCGCCTGGGAAGGCCTGTCGCCAAGCGCCGCTTCGGCATCGGTATTGGCCGGGTTGCTGGTCATGTACTGCCTGGCCCCCGTGATTCCGGCGAGCCAGTGTGCATTCACTTCGGCCTGGGTGGTACACGCCATGCTGAATAAGCTATTCGCCTGGGTAATCGTGTGATCCCAGTTATCGCCACCCCACTCGTGGTCGTCCGGCATGTAATAGATGGGGCGGCCGTTCGCCGTGGACCAGGCGACATATTCGGCCCAATGGGGCGCCGCGCGCTGCTGGGCGTGATGCAACGCAAAATCGGCCGCCGTGCTGGTCTTGGTGATCGCCGGCGACGTGATGCCGTGCAGATAGCCGGAGAACCACGTATAGGGCGTGTCGCCCTCCAGGTGCAGGAACCGCACATCATGGGCGCGGATGTAGTCCAAGGCCTTAGTGGGCGACCCGGGGTAGGCACAACTGAGCCAGGCGAATTTCCAGGCCATCACAGTTCCAAGGCGCGCAGCAATTCCTGCCGGTACTTCGCATGCTCGGCGGCAATGGTGGCCATATTGGCAAACAAGCTGCCGTCCGTGTCCCGGACTACCAGCAGGTCAGAGATGATCTTGTCGTCCGTTGCGCCACGGTTCATGTATTCGTTGCCGGCGGCAGGACCCGTATTAACGCTTGTGAAGATGGCGGCAGCGGTGTAGTTGGCCGGTGCACCATGGCTGAACGAGCCGGTGGAGGTCGCCGAGGCGGCCGAGGCCCACGCACCGTCAACAGCCGTGTAGGCAGCTAGCGCGCCATCTGTCGTCTTGAGATACATCTGGACGGTTTTCTGGGTGCTCAGGGTATTGTCGGCCTTACTTGCTTGGCTGGTGCTACCCTCTCCCGCGCCTCGATAGCCGAGCGTAATATTGTTGTTTACGCCTTGACTGAAGCCGACTCGGTATCCGTCTCCACCGGAGAATTGGTTTCCCCAGGTCAGCACTTCAGATGGGTTGCCTGAGTTGTTTGTAAACGCCGTCTGGTAATACGACCATAGAAAGATCAGCCCCCCGGAACTAGGCGGAGTGAGCACGGAGAACAGGTTGGCGTGACTGGCCTGAGTGGCCAGGGCATACACTGTTGTATTTGTCGTCGGCGCTTTTGCTCCGCCATTTCCCCAGGTCGGCGCGGCGTTGAACGTCAGCGATCCGCTGAAGTTGGTGCCATTGAGCTTGCCTGTATAAGGCAGCGCTGTTCCGGACGATTCGTGGAATCGGATGCGCAGATGATCGGGAATCACAATCGCTGAACGGGGTTTCACCGATAACCTGTTGGAGATATTACGCATAGCTCAGTCCCTCCACGGTGATGTAGGCGTAGTTCGTGCCCACCACAGGCCCGAGGGTGATGCGGACTTTTTTCACCGAGTCAGAACTGCTGAAGGTCATGTGGACCATCTGCGCAAGCCAGTTGGCGGCGGTCGCGTCTGTGTTGGCGATGATGTATGCGTTGCCCGTGTAATTCGCGGGGGCTGCCGTGGTCGGGCCTGCGCTGGTGTTGCCGACAGCGATCAGATACAGGTCGGTAATGGCCGTGTCGCTGGTGATCTCGATCTGACTGTCCGGGTTGATCGCCAGAACGTCCGGGTATCCGTTTTGCAGGCGGGTCGCGCCGGTTACGTCATCACCAGGGTTCACCGTAGCCAGTATGTAGTATGGGATCAGGCTGGCGGTCCCTACGCCGTCAACGAGCAGTCTCTGGGTAGGTGTGCCGCTGACGCTGGGCGTAGCCAGGTATCGAGGATTGGCCTCGCCGTAGTCAATGACATGTGCGGCGCCATCGGTTCCATTCTGAGGCTCGTATTCATTTCCCCCAGCAGGCGGAGGTGAACTTTTACGCAGTAGATTCATGGTTTCCCCTTCACGCTATTACAGATGTCAACAGATTGAGTGTTTTCATGGTCATCCTACCGGGTTGGCGTACTTGTCCAAGTGATGGCGGAAGGCGATGCGTTTCAGGTGGGAGAGATCCCGGGCGCGCCCGATCCAGATGGGCGATACCTTGGACTCCTTGAGCCCGGAAGCGGCCGTGTCGACGGACTGGTTGAACAGCACCAGCCCGCCGCTATCGTTGCCGTTCTGAGGCACTTTCTTGCTGATCCCTGGAAGTGGGTAGGTCTTCGTGGACTTGACCGGCGAATCCCCTCCCAGGCGCACCCCATCAACGAACACATGGGTCTTGAAGGGGTCCTCGCTGGCATCGACGGCGAACAGGAGAGAGAGGCCCGCCTGAAACTGAGCATCCGAGAACACGGGCGTGGTGTAGATGAGGTCAGCGAAGTCCGGGTCGGTCTGCCCGCCGGTTTTTCCGATCCGGTCGCCAGGCCACGGGGTATGAACCGCGAAACTGATGGTCATGTCGATGAACGGCGATGTGCCTGGAGACGTGCCGTTGAGGCGGGCCACCCAGCCACCATAAGGGTCGGTCGTGCTGGAACCTTGGTCCCCATATTGGAAGATGCGCTCGGCCGTAGTCAGGTCGGCCGTGGCCGTATCCCGCTGGAGCCACAAGGCGAAGAAGGCGCACTTGAACGGGCCTGACGCCAGGTTGTCCAGGCGCATGAGCTCGTCAATGACGGCGTTGTTCGAAATCCGGCTGGTGCGGTTACCGCCGCCCGTCAGGGTCAACAGGCCGGCATTGTTCCAGAGTTGCGCCGTGGTGCCGTTGATCGTCAGATCAGGGAACGGATTATCGGGCGACACCGAGGAAAGAATGGCGCCTGTTCGCTTGAGCAGTGGGAAACAGATCAACGGCGGGGAGCCGCCTCCCGTATCGAACGTCTCGATCTTGTTGCTTACCGGATTTCGATAGCCGGAGACTCGCCCATCATCCTCTCGCATCCACTCCACGTTAATGTCCAGCGGCATCGTGTCGTCTCCTTACTGTCCGTTCCGGTCGGCCTTCATGTCGATCTTCACTTCGATCTTGTCCAGCTTCCTGAAAATCGCATCGCTCAATTTCCCGAGCTCTTCCCGGGTGACGTACTGCCCGGCTACCAGCACTTCGATCCGTTGCACCCGATCCACCAGGGTCGTCTCGGCGCGGCGCAGGTCCATCAGGACGTCGTAGATGGTCTTCATCCACCAGCCGCCCAGCGCGGCCACCAAGCCGATGGCAAGGTTGAAGGCTGTCTGGAGGTCCATGTCCATCACCTACCCTGCGCCGATGCGGATGCCGCCTTGGTGACCGCCTCGGCCAACGCATCCGTCTTGGCCTTGCTGCCCTGGCTTGAGCCATAGAAATAGCCCACGACCTGCTGGGCGTTGGCCGCCACGTAACCCACCACCGTACCGACCAGGCCCGACACCGTGGCCACCACGGCCACATCCTTGATCGTGATGCCGCCGGTCAGGATGGCGAAGGAGCCCCACAGCACCGCGCCCATGACGCCCGCGAAAACCAGCAGGATGGTGATGCCCAACCAATAGACGCCGGAGTCCCTGCCCATGGTGGCCCGGGCTGATTGAACGTCCTGGAGATAGGCCACTTCGGTGGAGGCATTGAGTTTCGCCAGGTCGATATCCAGTTCCTTCATGCGCACCGCGAAGGCCTGGTCCGCCTCTTTCAACTTGGCGATGATGTCCGGCGGCAGGCCATTGAGGATGGCCTGTTCCACTTCGGTGTGGCTGGCATCCTCATTGCCCAGCAGGATGTTCCCCAACACCTTGACGGCGGTTCCGGCCAGTGGCCCACCCAGGGCGGTTCCAATGGTCGGGGCAATGGATTTGACGATGGTTTTCCAGTCGGCCGACATCACGCGCTCCTCGCAATTCCAACCAGGCGGGTCAACCAGCCTGTCAAATACTTGTCCGCGTTGCGCGTGGACGTATAGCGGATGGCCCGGAACGCCATGAACCGGTTGGCGTGCCAGGGAGTGGCCGCTTTGGCCAGGCGCAGGGTGTTGGGGCCGATCACGCCGTCCTGCACGGTGTCCAGCGACCGTTGCAGCATGCGTGTGGCGGCCTCCACGCCCTGGTTCACCGCGGCATCGAACACGAACAGGCACAGGGGCCAGGGCAGTTCGTCGCCATGCACCGGGATCCAGTAGTCGGACCGGTACACCCGAGTCGCGAACTCGATAGGCAGGTGCCGCATGTCACCCTCAAAGCCGTGGCTTCTGGCCACCGCCTCGGTGATGCCGTAGCGCGTGGCCCCGCCGGGGTCGTCCTTGTCGTTGGAGAATTCCCCCTCGGCGGCCAGTATCGCCATCAGGGAACGCTCGAAGGTCTCATCGCTCATTTCACGGGAATCCTCTGCTCGAACGCGGCCATGTTATGAGGCTAGGCACGGGGCTCGTCGGCGCCTTGCTCGGACTGGTCTTCCTTGTTTTCCATGCGCAACAGCTTGTCCAGGCGCGCCTCGATGGCTTCAAGGCGCTGTTTGGTCGCCGCCTGGATCTCGGCGACGCGCTCCCGGGACGCGGCCTCGATGTGGGCCACAGCCACTTTCGTGTCGGCCTCGGAGCCAATCTGTAACGTGCGGTTCGAGAGCTCGGCCTGGAGGCTGGCCAACTGCGTGGCCATCGCGTCGATCTGGTTAGCGGATTCGGACCTGGCTCGCATCAGCATCCGCTCTTCATCCGTAGGCAAGCCGCCAGCCAGGCCCGTGCCGCCCGACTGGACTCTGGCCTCGATCTCGGCCGCCTTGGCGTTGATTTCGCGGACCTTCGCCCGCTGTTCCTCCAGCGCCTCCAGCGCCATTTGCCGCTGCAACGCGATGGATTCCATTTGCTGTTGTTGCTTGACTTGATCCGCGGCGGCCTCTTCGGGCGTCGGCTCTTTGTTCGGGTCTCGGTCCCCGGTGACCGCGCGGATCGCGTCGACGATGGCGTCCTTGTTTGGCAGGTCCGAATACTCCATGGCGATGGTGAAAATGCGCAGCGCCACATTGGGATCCAACCGGCCGGCCAACTGGTTGAGCGAGTCGAACATCACCTGTCTCAGCGTGCCGGCGTAATCCGCCTCGCTGACCACGAAGTCCGCCATGCGGGCGGTGATGTCATTGATGAACCTGATTTCCCCCGTTTCCGGATCGGCCTCGGGTTGGTTGACACGCACCCAATCCAACGCGCCGCGTTGATCACCGGTCAGTCTGACCACACGGGGGGCCGTATAGAACTGCTCGGCCATGGATAGTTGTTTTTCTCCCTGGATTTGCACGGCGAAGCGGGCGTTGTCGAAGACCTCCGTGGTGCTGACCGCGCCCTGGTTCTGCCGGGCTTCGATGGCCGCACCGGAGACCGCATTGGTTTGCCGGCCCAGGTTCTCGTTATTGACACCGGCAATCTTCTGGATGGACTGGGCGGCCAGGGTCATCATGTTGATTTGGCCGGTGGCCGCATCCGTGTCGCGGCGGATTACGAACTCCTTGCCGGGCACGGTCTCCACGTACCCGTCCGGCCGATCAACCTCGTCGCGGGCCTTGTTCGGGTCGTCAACCGCGCCCTTGTTGGCGATGATCTGATTGGTGTTCAGCATGAACAGCGCCTTGGACGCCCGCTTGTTCATGTCCTGCTGAATGTCCCTGACGCGGCGAACCATCCCATAGGGCAACCGGTCGCGAGAACGGCGATAGGCCCAGAACGGCGTGAGGGAGAACTGATTATGCCGATAGGGCGACGGCCCCATGGACAACATATCCGACTCTGTGAACACCGCCATGTGGACGCGCATGGCCACCTTGTCCACCAGTTCGGATTCGTCCTCGGCCTCGACCAGACTGCCCAGCAGGGTGTCCTGGGTTGGCAGGAATGCGCCCTTGAAAGGCCCGCCGGAGACGATCTTCACCTTAACCGGCATCCGGTACTGGCATTCGATGAGTTTGACGCGGCGTCGGCGAGTATTGACATCGGCAATGGATGCCGTGCCGCCGGCCATGATCTGCCCGGTTTTCTCCAGGTTTTCGCCGAGATACCAGGTTTGATCTTGTTCACTGTCCCACCAGGCGGCGCCTTGCTCTTCCACGGCCCGGCGAATGGCGTCATGACGATCAGGGAACATCATCAGGGCCACGTCCTCGTCTACCCACCTCCAGCGGAACAGATAGCGCGCATCGGACAGGTCGAGCTCGTAGGACTGGGAATCCCACAGCACATTTCGCCAGTCCTCGTATTTCGAATAAAGGATGTCCTGGGTCGGGTCATCCCGGGCGCCATCGTCCACCCAGCCAACGCCGCCCTTCGCCGCGTCCGCGAAGGCCCGTGACCGCGCATACTGAACGCGATTCACGTCGGACACGAACTTCAGCACCTTGGTCTTTATCCCGGACGCCTCCACGTCATCCTCGGTACGCGGCAGGACCTTCCAGTCCACCCGGGTGCGCCGCTCCGTTCCGATCACCCAGTCGACGATAGTCGCCACCTCGTTGTACACCAGCGGCATTTGGCCGCGATCCCGCAGAATCTGGGCATCGGCCGGATCCCACTGGATGCCGTCGTAGAAGTCGTGATCCATGGCCATTTCAAGGCGGTTCTCGGCCTGCCTGTCACGTTCCAGGAAAAACCACGACAGCAACCGTCGATGCGTATCCCTGGCTTCTTGACCATCAAGCTGGTGGGACGGCTTCTCGTCCTCCTTGCCTGTCATCTCGTCTTCCAGGGACTGCATATAGCGGTCGCCTGGGGCGCGGTTGCGTGAAGGGCGTGTGTCGAATTCAGGCATTTTTGTCTCCTGACTTGAATTCCATCAGGGCCTGAGCGCGTCCCCTGAATGAACCAACTTCCCGTGCGATTTTTATTGCATATCTACGGAAACCGGTTCTGGTAACGGTTCTCCCTGGATATTTTGGTATGGATGCCATTACCAAATGAACGAAGCGCTCGACATCATGGTTAACCATTGTTCGCCTTCTCTTTCCTGTGCCACATCTGTGCGGCTCGCTTGGTGGACACACGAGCTATCAATGGATATTGCCCATAGGGAAATCGGCCAAAACGGTTTTCACACGCCAGGGATTTACGTTCGACCGACAAGCCTGAATACGAGGCACGCGATGGGACATACAGAGTGCGTGAATCAGGATCAGGCATAAGCCACCCCGCTTGCCCGCTCGTCGATCAGGTCTTCCTCGGCAATCTGCTGGCCGTCCGCGAACATCTTCAGCGAACCGAAGGCATCACCTTGAGGCGCCTCGACGCGCCGCGACGGCATGCGGATCAGGTCAGGCAGCCCCTCATTGATGATGGTGGCGACGCGCGCCCAGTTGCTGGTGTTGGGCTCGATGCCCAGTACGTCGCAGGCAATGGGGCATTGGCGCGCCAGGTACTTGGGGTTGTCGTACTTGTAGGCCGCCGACTCCATGACCACGTACCAGGGCGCCCCGGGCCGGTAGGTCGGAACCAGCACCAGGGCGCGCTCGTCGTTGATCCAGGTGTAGATGGCGGTCAGGTCGCCATGCTGACGAACCAGATGGGCCTTGCGGGTGTCGATGGTGGCGCTCATGGCCTGTCGCGGAAGTGGACACGGCCATGGAGGTTATGAGGCTAGGCGCGCGTGGTGTCTGGCTGTGAAGCTGGAATCGCCGGCATATACCTGACCATGCCGCATGTCGAGCAGACCTCTTCACGGACGAATGGAGCGCCAGGCGGCGGATGGATTCCAGTGACAGTGGCTACCCACACGAAGCATCCGCTACCAGACGGAAGCCAGTTATGCTCGCCGCCGTTGTGGCAGTTGATGAATTGATTCTGCTTCATCAGTAGTCCTCCCACAAAACCCTATCAATGGCGCCCGCACACAGATGCGCCCTCAGTTCTAGCAAATCCTTTGCTGGCAACGTAGTTTGCTCTGGCTTGCACCACGCCATTGACCGTTGCCGTGCAACTGTATGTGGATGACGTGGCGGAATGAACTGGCCGTCGATGATTGCACCGTCAAACAATCCTGCCCGTGGTGATGAATGGTCTGCCATCTGAATCACACAGCCATGGGCGACCCGCGCCGCTGGAACCCCTTGTCCCGCTTGATCCCCTGCCCTGGCTGCATCGCGTCCTCGGCCACCACCGCCATCAGGCCGGCCGCATCTGCCCCGTTGCTGGCCCAGTCGTGCTCAGGCCCCAGGCCCACATCCCGCTCGTCGTCCCACTTCTCGTGATACCAGCCAAGTGCCTCAACCCCTGGCCCTGTCGTGTCCTGGTTCATCCGAATGGAAGGGAACACGCGCCGCAGGGCATTGATGCGCGAGATGGCCGCGCCGCGGCCCTGGTTAGGCACCACGGTCACCGCATACCCGGCTGCCTCGAACGCCGACTGATAGCTGACGTTGAACACCTTGTCGTGGGTTGCGCCATCATGGGGCAGCCAGATTCCGGTGTTCTCCGGCAAGTACTTGTGCTCGCGCATCCACGCCAGGTGATGCCCGACCTCCTGGCCGACCTGCTCGTAGTAGTCCAACACCCGGATTTCCCGCCCGACGAACTGAGCGCCCCACATGGCGAACGCATCGCTGTTGCGACCCGTTCCGCCGATGTCCACGAACAGCCGACGGGTCATGTTCGGATCATGCGCCACGAACCCCAGGCGTCCTTCCAGGCGCATGGCCGAGAGTTGCCGGGTGAAGTAGGCCCCCTTGATCGCCGACGCATAGGCGCCTTCCCAGACGTGCTCATAGCTATCCGGGTCGTGCTGCAACCAGCGTTGCCGCTGGCGCTCCAGGATGGCCGGGAAACAGGGATTGTCCCGCCAGTTCATCTCCACCACACGGAAGCGCGGGTCCTTCGTTTGCCGGAATCGCCTGTCCGTGGCACTGGACTTCCTGGCCGGGTTCCAGGTCACCCACAACTCGGAGTCTTCCTGGCGCAGCGTGGGGATAACGATGTCCCAGGTTGGGTCTGTTATGGGCTCGGCTTCGTCGGCCCATAGCAGCAGGATCTTCGACTTAGACTTGAGGGACTGGATGGTCTTCTTCTCCATCCCGGAAAACTTGTAGGCGATCCGCTTTGACCTGGTTCGGATGTACTTTTCACCGATATCGAACCGCTCATCCAGCCAGGGCTCGGACTGGATGGCGGCCTTGACCTCGGCCATGGACGAATCGTCCAGGCTGTTCAGGTGTTCACGACCGCAGACAATAACCCCGTCCCGCCCTGCCTGATCCCACATCATGGCCCGCACAGCGGTCATCTTGGCGAAGGACATGGTTTTCCCTGAACCGCGCCCGCCGTAGGCGCCGCGAACATCCGCCTCCCCGCTGAACACGGGGATCAACTTCGGCGGGAGGGCGATGTCAACCGTGCTCATGATCGGCGCATACCTTGCACGCTCCTCATATTCTATTGTTGTGCAGCATGCGGCTACTCGCTGCCTTGCTGCTTGCGAACCTTGGCGGCTTCTTTCGCCACCAGCTCGCGCACGCGGTCCATGCCGATCAGCAGCACGTCGGCCCAGCCTTCGTCTGTCCAGCGCATGGCCCGCGTCTTCATCAGTTCGCCGGTCTTGCTTTTGGGTTTGCGGCCTACCCCCTCGCGGGAGCCGCCGCGCTTGGCGGCTTCNNGTCATGCGGCCACCGCCACAAGGTAGCCGCGGCGCTTTGTGGGCCGCAGGTTGGTCCCCTTGTTTTCTGCCGCTGGCCATTCATGCGGGCCGACATACACCCTCGCGCCTTTGAACACAGCGCCAAGCAATGCTGCCCACTTGTCGGCAGTGTCGCGGCCAATGCACCGGACGTGCACATTGCAGCGTACTGCCCCAAACACGGAGATTGATTCGTGCCCTAGTCCAGCAGTCGCTAGACGCGCCTGCATGGCAGCAAGGGCTTCCGCCCTCGCGCTCACTTGTTGGCCTCGATCCATTCTTGCGCTTGCTCTTGGGTTTCGCACACTTGCACGACTTCGGCACCCTTGCAGACTTGAAAGAAGGTCATGCGCTTGCCGAGGAACTTGATGGTCTTGGTGGTGATGGTCATCTGCGGCTCCGGTTGCGTGTTGTCGATGTGTGTACTGTATATGCGTAATCAAAGC